ATGCTTGATTGATGCACATACCGACACGCTTCTGATCGATCGGGGGAAGATCAGCAACTTCGCTCGCGCCCAGCATGGACGCAAGTTGATCCTTTAGATCTAAATATGTAATGGCGGCCATTGTAACATATTACGCAGGCTGTATTTCTTTCTCTACCGGTTGCTTATTCCGACCTTTGGCCTTCGGCTTTGTGCTTGCGACCTCTGCCTCTGCCAATGATTGCTTGATCATTCCTTCTTTTACGAGTCTAGCTTCCGGAATTTCCGGCTCGGCCTCGGGCTCCAGCCAGACGGAGAAGAACATGGTTTTATAAAGTTTTCCCTGAGTCCGAAAGATATCATCTACCTCTTTTTGATTCTTTGGCTCATAGGCATAGTGTCTAATTTCCTTATCCCATATGAAATTGTATCGGACTTGGCTCATTCCTTTTACACGAATTGCGGGCGTTGTACCCATCTGATCTCTCTTACCAATAATTATAATTTTCATGACTTTCTTATATAAAAAGCCTCTCCCCCGCTACGCAGAGGAGAGGCCGAGTTTTAGGGTTGGATTGTAAAAATCCTAGCAGGCATTACTGCGCGAGGGACAAGCCAGGAACCTGACGAACAACCTCGATGAGTTGTACTGCAGGAACGCGACCGCGAGTGTCCTTGCGAGCAGCCATACCATAGACGGACTGAACACCAACTGCGGAGAGGTGTGCCTCGTTTCCGCTGTTTGCGAAGTCGTCGTAGTGGAAGATTTGCTCACCGTAGATCTTACCTTTAGCAAAGTACATAGCGTCTTTACCCATAGCCAATGCGTAACCGATAGGAGTACCGATTTCATTAGCTTGTACGAATAAGGATCCTGCTGCGAAGCTGTCGCTAGTTTTGGTTCCGAATCCAGTAGCGGTCAATGCGCCGGTGCTGTTAACGGTAGCTGCGGATGATTCGTAGCTGTACAATTTGTACTCACCGCTTTGTGCGTCGATACCAAGGATGTGGTAAGTTCCGCTGTCTGCTGCGAAGGTTTCTCCTCCGCCACCAGGGATACGAACGGATACACCACGGAAGTTAGCCATGTAGTCTCCATCGGTTCCACCAATTCCAGCAGTCGCGTCAGCAATAGCTTCGAAGTTGTAGTAGGTAGGAAGTAATGGCGAACCTTGGCGTCCACGAGCGGTGTCGATCAGAACATTGTGGTTAGCGATGATGTTGTTGTCCCATTTAGCATAGCTTCCGGAAAACAATTTGTTGTCTGGCCCACGGCTGTCGGCTTGAGTAATTGCTTCCAAGTAGTCTGGGTCGGAACGCAGAGGGCGTAAGCATGCGTCTGGTGCGAAGAACAAGTAACCAGGAATTTCTTGGTTTTCGTCTCCACCAGTGTTCATTGGCTCAGCACCATTAGCGATCAATGCTTGCTTAGCTTCTTGGATGATGTCGGTTGAAAGACCGTCAACATACTTAAGAGCTCCGCTTGCACCGGTTCCGTATGCGGAAAGAACATTGGAGGTAGCTTTTGCGGAACAGATCTGACGCAATGCGTATTGGATCTGGTCTTGCTCGGTACGGCTCATCCACTCGGACATAACCTCAGCTGAAAGCTGGTCGATGGTTTTGCCGGTGAATCTCATAAGCTTGAGAACCTGAGTCCAGGAAACTGCGTGACGAACGAGGTCGATTTCAACGGAGAAGGTTCCGAAGTCAAGAGTCTCGGTTGAGTTCTTGAGGATTTCTTCACCGCGTACACCTTGTCCACGGATAGGAGCAACAGTGGTGAAAGTCACCTTGTCGGATCCACCTGCGGAGAGGTCGCGTTTTTCGGTAATAGGTTTTCCGCTTCCTTCACCACCGATGAATTTTGCGAATACATTTTTCTCTCTAGCGTCACGAGTTACGAGCTCAGACCAGAGGCGTGAGCGCAAATCGGACTGGCTGTCGCCTTTAAGGAGATCTGCGTAAGAGGTTGTGTTTTGAATCAAGTCAACATTGTTGCCGGAGAGTCCAGCAGCAACGCTGTTTGAAGGGAATGATTTTTCTGCCATTTTAGTAGATAATTAAGGGTTTTATTTTCCCCGCTTATCTTAAAGGCTGTGCTCCACCAGGTGATCCCAAGAGAGAATAAATATCTTTAGTATTCATATTGGGAAGCTGTTGAAGTAAGCCCTCGCGAGTAGCGGGAGTATTTACAGGTTGTGCCGTAGTCCCAGTCGTCAATACTTTGGCCTGTGTACCCATTTGCGGAGCGGTTTGCTGAGGAACCTGGGGAGCGGGAGCGGGCTGGGCCTGCGGTGCCTGCTGCATCGGATTCAAAGCGGCAAATTCACTTGCTATGAGTTCTGGCCATCGTGGTGATTCAAAGACTGCGGCGTAGTCGGGGTCGGACTGAGCCTGCGATACGAAATCATCAAACTGCTTACGATAAACGGATTGCTTATCCTGCAATTGAGGAAATCTTTCGTAGACTCGGTCGCGGCTTTCCATCGCTTTACTACGATGGGATTGATAAACTTGCTGCTCTCTGTCCTGCTCCATTTGCTGTTTACGGAGGGTCAAGTTTTGCAACTGAAGTTCCTGCTTCATGATCTCACGCTGAAGCCGTAAGGCTTCCGTGGTCTCCAGGTCTTCGGCTGCTTTCTCGACTTTTCCTTCAAGCTCCAAAATGGATGCACGAATGTCGTCAGCTTGCTTATCTATGCCACTGATTGGGTCGGGCTCGGTCGCCTCGACTTGCTCCTGATTGGGCGAAATAGATTGAGATACAGGCTCTGCATTTTGTCCGTAAATGATTCGGGATGCGTCGGCGAATGATCCGCTAAATCCTTCAGATCTATAAAGATCGATGACTTGCTGATCCAGTTCGTTACGAGGGCGGATTCTTCTCTTTCCGAGCTTCTCCTCCTCGTCTCCATCATCGTCCTCGGCCTCGGTCTCGGGGGCTGCTGCCTCCGGCTCTTGGCTTTCGGCCTGTGGCTCTTGGCCCTCGTTCTCCGGGATTTGCTCCTCGGCTACGGTCTCAGGCTGATGGTCGTGGGTCTCCGGCGTTACTCCTAATGCATTACGAATATCGTCGGTTGACGCATTCTCAATGCTGAACTGTTCCTCTGTAGTTTGCGGGGATTCAACCTCCGCGATAGATGTTTCCATACCGCGAAGATATACACTGGGTTACAAAAATGTAACCGGTTGGAACGCCTTTTATAAAAGGCATTTAATCTGATTTAGCAGCTAAAAGCTTTAAATCTTATAAAATCAGCCGTATGTGCCTTTTTTAACAGGCTTTTTCTCGCCTTTCTTAGCTGAACCTTCTGGTTTCTCAGCCAAGCAGGTTCTGAATTTTTCGCACAGAGCTTTCTTTTTCTCTGGGCAACCTTCGCAATGTTTAAATGCCATAAATCAGTCTTTCCTTTTTCGGATTAAATTAATGAGTTTGGTAATCATGTATATCGTAGTAACTACACCGCATACGCAAGCGATTGCCTCATTCCATTGCCCGAGAGAAACGGTCGCTACCGTCCCTGTCCATCCTAGTATTGCTGCATTATCAGTCATCATCTGTATCATATATCGAAAAAGTGCCCGGGTCTTTTCTTTAGATTTCGCTCTATTTTCCGCCCGTGCCAAAAGTTGAATACCATGTGTAATCCCATGGCCAGTGCTGCGATCATTAGGATGTCGTACACCCCATCTATCGTCTTCTCGAACCATCCTCGTTCTTCTTTGAGTTTTAATTCTACCAACTTTGCGACATCCCCTTCGCTCAACGCTTTTATTTTTTCTGCCTGAGACTTTACTGTATCACTCTCTTTTATAATCTGCCCGGCAGCTGCTCCTAGACCAGCCCCAGCAAATGCTCCGCCCGGCCCAGCCAAAGAGCCTGCAGCCCCGCCCACTGCGCCCAAACCAGTAGGTGCAAAGGTTTTCAGGCTACAAGATGCCAGGCATGCGAGCATTGCAATTAAGAACAGAACAAAGAGTGTGAAGAGTATACGCATAGATGAAAAGGGGCTGGAAGACATCGCCTCCAGCCCCCGTTCAGGTCATGAATGTCTGGTAGTGTAGGGAGGAAGATTAGCCAAGTGCGGCTACAAATTCTGCCAAGGAACCAAGGTTGTCATCGCCGATGAATACATCGTTTACCTTGATGTCGACTAGCTCAGCGCTTTCGTCGTCTCCAGAGATATCGGTCGAAGTAGCTGCTGCACTGGTTTTGTAGAACGCGAATTTGTCGAGTCCTTCGTCGAATACCATTGCAACATTTCCACCGTCAGCGCTTCCACGCTCCATGATAAGACCGAGGTCATTAGCATTGTTTGTGCTGTCAGCTGCTCCGTCATTTAAGAGCATCAAGGAGTCTTTAACTTGGGAGTTAACAGTCTCAAGACTGGTGGTGGTACCTTGAACGGTAAGGTTTCCGCTAAGGGTTAAGTTAGTTCCGGAAACATCGCCGGTGAAAGCTGCGCCAGAGAGGCTAGCTTTGCTGCTTTCCAACGCTGCGTCAGCGTTTGCACGCAAAGTAGCTTCGGAAGATACTGCAGTCTGACGATCGGAGATCTCTTGGTTTAAGTTAGTGGTAAGGGTGTTATCGGAAGCGATACGAGCAGATTCTTCGGCATCAATGTTATCTTGAAGCGTGGTATCAGCAGCGGCACGGGTGGTTGCTTCACCAGCTACAGCAGCCTGACGGTCAGTAATCTCAGTATTAAGATTGGTGGTCAGAGTTGCGTCAGCAGCTTCACGGGCAGCTTCTTCAGAATCAATGTTATCTTGAAGGGTGGTATCGGCGGCAGCTCTTGCAGTAGCCTCATTCGAAACAGCAGTTTCGCGATCGCTGATTTCGGTGTTAAGATTGGTGGTAAGAGTAGAGTCAGCAGCGATACGAGCCGTTTCTTCTGCGTCGATATTATCTTGAAGGGTGCTGTCAGCGGTTGAGCGAGCGGATGCTTCGGAAGATACTGCAGCGATACGCGCAGTTTCCTCAGCGGAGATAGCGGTAGCATTTGCAGCTTCTGCTGCACGCGCGGTGGTAGCTTCTGCGTCGATGTTAGATTGTAAGGTGGTATCCGCAGTTCCGCGAGCAGTTGCTTCAGCAGCGATTGCTTCTGCTCTTGCGGTTGCTTCGGCATCGACATTGGCTTGTACGCCGTCGACCTTGGTTTTTACGGATGCACCGATTTGTGAAAGAATGTTGGACATAGTCTATTATATATTCTGGGTTAATATTTTGGGTTTATTTGAAAGGCTGTGAAATCTTCCTTTCCCTATTCTGTATTTCCTATACTCCGCTTACTTGCTCGCATTCTCAATCGGTTGATAGCTATTTCCAACCGGTCGCAAGAAGCGCTCATGATCGTTACTAATCGGAAATGGTTGCAAAAGAAATTCGCTACCTTTCACCAAGAATGATTAGGGATCGTATGGATGTATCATCCGGTACGGTTCGTCGATGGGCGAAGCAGTACGGGTGGGAGCGTAAATTAGTAAATTCCCGCGTCATCCGATACCTCGCCAGTGATGTAGAAAATAGTCTGGGGGTATCCTTTGAGTAACCTAGCCAGCGCGATTGGTTCTGCGGTTCGCAGCTCAAATGAGCATAACCGTGGATTGGTTAAAGTAGTAGATACAGAAGCAAATATACTTGCCCGGGAGAATGACCCTATCGGATCGATCGCATTAGCGAGCGATACCAATAAGCTATATATCTATCTAGGATCCAGCTCCTGGGGAGCGATCGCTATTACGGTTTAGATAATCTCTTCGCTCGTCCACTCAGGACCAGCGAGGATCGCAAGTATCTCCTCGTGGCTATACTCCGTCTTTCCGATAAGGAAAGATGGTTGAGTGCCTTCGTACTTAACGAATGTCTTTGTACCGTCTAGTGAATACTTTAAGCTATTAACTGAAGTTTGTAATACTTGGTCAAACTCGATGGAACTTACTTCTGAAGCGTCTATAATGCAATATGTCCTCATAATTAATAAACTGTTGAACTAAACGCCGCTCCGTTTTCTAAGGTAGCGTCATAACTACTTCCTGTATTTACTTTATTCTGAACGGCAGTTCCTGTACCTGAGTTATCGTCACCCATCCTGTACCAACCGACAGGGTTTAAAGAAGCGTCACCATCGTAATTGAAAGAAGCACCATTATTCCAAATAGTTGTTACCTCTGTTGAGGATAGTGCTTTTCCATCAAAGATCGCAAAGTCATCTACATAACCACTCATGTTTGGTTGGTTAGCGTCCCCCAACTTAAACCCGTTTGCAAAGTCCTCTAGTGTCTGCGAGTTGTTAAGTGTGTTTGTTAAGGCAGGAGGGCTTGTAACAGTTCCTAAGTAGGTGTAATGAGCAGAAGCTGAAGTATCTACTACATGAGCAATAAAATTCCAATTACCAGCCGAAGCCGTACCAGCGCTTGTGACAGTAAAACCACCTGAGCTACTATCTCTTGAAAATAGTCTTACAGTAGCGCCGTTATAAGTATCTATATCAAACTTACCTTGAACGCCATCATTTGTAGATAAATGATGGTACGAACTTAGTATGCCCTTATAACCGCTGTAGCTAGATTGTTTAAACCACAAGACTAACGACATATCACCTGTGAATGATCCAAGTGAAGTTTGATTGCCAGTAGTGGAGTCGTACATAACACGATCATCAGTTCCGTCTATTAATTGCGCACTATAAACATTAGGGAAAATTGGAGAGCTAGAACCATCGTTATTATAAATCCTCCAAAAACCGGCACCGTCATAAATGATGTAGTTCTTCGTGTCTGTTTCAAAGTAAGCATCACCCGTAGACGGGCTCAGGCTTGCGCGATCAGTTGATGTGGTTGTTGGTATTGTAGTTGGCATGATTATTAAGATGCGGCTGATGAATCTGAATTGTAGTAGTTCCAGTAAACTCCGTCATAGATGTAAAATGTGTATGTATCTGTAGCGAAAGCTATGGTTACTTCTCCGGCTGGGTTTGTTGGAGTATTTGAAGCTTCAAGAATATTAGCTTCTATGTCTTGATAGGTTATATTAAATGCATAGCTCCCGGTGCCATCGGAATCGAGCTGTATCCATTCGTCATCGGTCGCATCCCAGACGATGAATTGATTTGTGCTCGTCTCGAAATATGCTTTCCCGTCGGCATGAGAGTTGCCGGCTGGGCGGGTTTCAGTTGTTTGAAGGGTTGCCATTAGATACTCTCTTCGCTCGTCCACTCAGGACCACTCAAGATGTTTAGTATCTCTTCGTGACTATGCTCAGTCTTACCGAGCAGAAAGGAGGGCTGGTCGCCTTCGTACTTAACGAATGTCTTTGTACCGTCTAGTGAGTAGCGAAGTTTATCTTCGTCTGCTTGAAGTACTTGATCAAAGTCAACCGAGCTAACTTCAGAGGAATCTATTATGCAGTATGTTCTCATATCTATTTATACTACTGAGTTTGTATATGTAGGACTACCACCTCCGACAGTAAGGTTATTAGCTGTTGATCCTATATTTGTAATCGTGCCTGCGGCTCCTCCATTGGCTACACCGCTTTCTCCATCGCCCATTCTCCACCAGCCGTAAGGACTTAAACTAGTCAAATCTGTAGGCGACCCTGATCCCGGTGTTACTGATCCGTATATACTCGTAAGGTCTGAGGATTTATCGCTATTCCAAAATGCTAATTCGTCTATCACACAGTTAGCTTCACCACCATATCCGATACCTACATAAAAAGTTTCCGCAGCACTGCGGTTATCAGGAGAACCACTATCGTTGTAAGTCACAACTGCGGTGCTATTACCGTTCAAGAAAAGATTCCAATCATTACTACTTGCAGTTCTAGTTATTAATACATGATTCCAACTGTTTTGTGTGAGACTTGTTGAAAGGGTTCGGAAATTACCATCAACATATAATCTATTGTGTTGAAGGATGACAAACGGGGCGGATGAAGTGGATGTAGCAGCCCATGATATATAAGTCTTTCCTGTGGCTATAGGTTTAACCCACGCTGATATTGTTAACTCTACATCCGTGTCATTAGTTGCTAACACGCCTCCAGTTGATGTACCGTCTAATGCGACTAGGTGGTAATCATCTGTGCCATCGTAGGATACTGCAAAACTGTTGACTTGTGGGTTGTACGATGAATCGTAATCATAGATCAACCAATTACTGCCGTCCGATACTTCGATAGCTTTATTTGTAGTGTTAAATTTACAAAGCCCGATAGAGTGTGAATCTCGACTAGTTGTGGTGTGTGTTGTAAGTGTACTCATAAATTATACAGTTGAATCGTTGTCATATATAAACCAAATAACACCATTCCACACATACAACTTATCGGTGTCTTTTGCGTGGACGATGGTGTAATTAGGTTCTGGTGTAAGGGCAAAGACTTGCGCTTCTGTTTCATATACATCTATGACAAAGGACGGTATAGCCGCGCTGTCATTTGTAAAAATTTTCCAGACTGGCCCGGTTGCATTGGTGCAAAGATGTAGAGCATTGGTCTCGCGATTGACCACAAGATCGCCAGCGATTGGAGTTAGCAAATCGATCGCTGCCTGGTTTGCATATGTATTAATGTCGCTCACTTTATATTATGCTGCTGGTTGATATTCTTGCCATGCGGATCCGTCGAAGATGTATAGCTTGTCGGTATCCGTACCGTACATCAAAGTACCAGTAGCATCTCCTTCGCGTAACCGGATGGATGATTCTGTATCGCCAGAAATATTAAGCGTTAATGCGGCTGCAAGGCTATCCGCCTGGATATTTGCGATATCGGATGCTGTCCATACGGCTCCGCTCCAATAATAAATTGCGCTGGTATCGCTAGCTACAGCAACGGCACCTCTCGGATCGCTTGCTCGGGCCAATATATTTGCTGCGGTATCATAGACCGAGACGGTGACATCTGCAGCGGAGGCGACATAGTGGCTATAATTCCCAATCGCAGTTTCAAGAGTGGTTACCTGCCCAGATGTGGCTACATGATTACTCGCAGTAGCTTCCTGTACAACAAGAGGACCGGTTAAGGTGCCGCCTGACAGGTTTAATTTTTCTCCTAGCTTTCCGCTTAATGAGGTTCCTAGTGCTTCAAGAATGCTGGGCATGAGTTATATATTCCTTGTTATTTAGCGGTTCTCAATCGGATGGGTGGATTTTTTTAAGGAACCAAATATGCGAACACATTGGAAGGCCCAGAAGCGGGTTTGGGCCCGTTTAAAGCATCCAAAAATGACCCGAGATCAAGATTATCAGAGATTTCCTTTAGCGTATCCAAATCCTCCGGTGCATCCTGCACTAAATTTGAAAAGTTAGAGGTGTTTGTTTCAACCTTTTGCTCAAGCTCGGTAATCTCAGACTTGAGCATGTATAAATCTTTTACCCGACCGACCGAAGATCCCGAAGAGGTTATCGTATTCTCGCTATCGTTCTCTCCCGCAGAATTAAATACCTTGATATCGCCCATTTCTACTATGCACCGTTAATGTGATGCCAATCGGTTCCATCATATATAAATAGATATCCGACATCCGAAGCATATTCAATGGTTCCGATTTCGGGTGTCTTAGCAACAATGGTATCCTGACTTGCTTCGATGGTAATATTAAGGGTGAACTTAGTAGCAACTAATCCAGTTGGGCCATTAGCTGGGGCAGCCATTCCTGGGGATAGATCAGTCGGTCCGCTAGCTGGAGCGTTGACTGTTGCATCTAAACCACTAGGTCCGCTAGCTGGGGCAGCAAACACTTCCGATGCGATCAATCCAGTTGGGCCAGAATTCGGAGCATTGACAACCGCATCCAATCCGCTAGGGCCAGCATTCGGA